GGTTGCTGAGGATTACCCTGATATTGCAGAAGGGGTGAAGTCTCTGTTTGAGAAGCAGGCCAACGAACACAGGGCTGAGCTAGACAGGGTGCGGGGCGAACTGCAGCCCATACAAGAACAGGCGCGCCAATCCTTCATCGATCAACAGTTTGGAATGCTTGAGAACGAGCATCCAGATTATCGAGAAGTAGCTGGATCGGCAGAGTTTAAAAGCTGGGTTACAACTCAGCCAGTGCCGATTCAAGAAATGATTCAAAGCGAGCAGGCAGGCGATGCAGCCTATTTACTGCGAGCTTACAAGAATGATGTGTCACCTGGTCAACAGGCGACCTCAGAGCTGAAGCAGCGACGAGAGAAGCAGCTTCGGCAAGGGCAGACCGTTCCCTCACGCGGAGGAAGATCGAAGAGTAATTTGCCGCCCGAAGATGACTTCGAGGCCGCATTTGATTTTTTCGCTTCTCGCTAGCAGGGCAGAGCTGCCACTAACGACACCAAACAAAGATTGACGTACTCGAGGCATTGCCGCTAACGCCGCAAAGCCAACAGGTTCCTCACTCTGAGCAGGTGATCGGTAATTTACTTTTATCAAGATGCCAATCATAACTCGGAAGGAGAATTTCCAATGGCTATTACTACTTACGCAGGTCTGTCGCAACGCACTACTGCCTATGCGGCAAAAGAAATGCTGGCTCACGCTGAGCCTATCCTATGTCTGTCGAAGTTCGGCATGACCAAGCCTATGCCAAAGAACAAAGCGAACGTCATTAAGTTCCGTCGCCCTGTTCCTCTTGCTGTGGCAACAACGCCTTTAACCGAAGGTACAACGCCTACTTCACAGGCGCTTTCATACGAGGACGTAACAGTCACTCTAAGCCAATTCGGCAACGTAGTTGAGATCACTGACGTTGTTGCTGATCTGGCTGAAGATCCCGTATTGAAAGATGCTGCAATGCTTTGTGGCGAGCAAGCTGGTGAAACCATTGAGACTCTCATGTGGGGAGTTATCCAGGGTGGCACTAACGTGTTCTACAACAACGGCGCAGCGCGTAACGCGGTAAACACTGCAATCACTCTTGTTAAGCAGCGAGGCATTACTCGTCAGATCAAGGCTGAGCGTGGCAAGAAGATCACTTCAATGATCTCTTCTTCAGTTAAGTATGGAACAGAGGCTGTCGCACCTGCGTACATCGCCTTCGCTCACACTGACCTCGAGTCAGATATCCGTGAGCTTGCTGGTTTCACGCCTACTGAGAAGTACGGATCAATGCAGGCGCTACCTTACGAGATAGGCAAGGTTGAGGACGTTCGTTATCTCCTCACTCCTGTTCTTAGCTCAATACCTAATGCTGGCGGTGCTAAAGGCGCGATGGTTTCAACAGGCGGTACATCTGCTGATGTTTACCCTGTTGTCTATGTTGCGAAGGATGCCTACGGTCACGTTGCACTAAAAGGTGCTGAGGCTATATCTCCGTCCATCATCAACCCTGGTCAGCTCGACAAGTCCGATCCTCTGGGTCAAAAGGGCATGGTCGGCTGGAAGACTTATCACAAGTCTTTCATTGCAAACCAGGCTTGGATGGCTCGCCTAGAGTGCGCAGCAACAGCCTTGTAGAAGCAAGAGCAGTAACTTGAAAGGGGGCTTCGGCCCTCTTTTTTTATACCTAAATTTAGCCGCCCTTGGGCCGCAGGAGTGACAAATGTCAGAACCAAACCTATACAACCTTTCCATGGACGAGCTGCAAGAGCAGGCGCGGATACTGGGGATTGTGGTTAGAGGAAACGTCAGCATAGACACGCTGAGAACTAAGATTAAAGCCGCAGTAGAGATTCAGCCTACGGCTGCTGAAGCTGGCAAGCCAAATGAAGACCTTGGCAGAAAGAAAGACTGGGTAACTATTGTTATAGCTGAAGACGAGCAAGACACGCAGCCAGCGTTTGTTGGCGTCAACGGAAGGTCTTACAGAATTCGACGAGGGGAGCCTGTCGCCGTGCCACCTGAGGTTGTCGCAGTTCTTAATGATGCGCAGCAAGTTGTGGTTAATGCAAAGACTGGTCAAAGCAAAAAGATACCAACCTATCCATTCAGGGTAGAAAGCTAAAGTTATTACCCGCGCTTAACCCGTTATGAGTAGAGATGACTATGAATTACCTACAACTTTGCCAGAGATTAGTTCAGGAAACAGGAATTGCTGACTCTGGCCCCGCCAGTACAGCGGGACAGGTTGGTGACTATGGTCGTATTACTTTTTGGATTAACGATGCGTGGCTAAAAATACAATCCATGCGCACCAATTGGCATTGGATGTGGGGGGAGGGTACTGGATCGTTAGTGGCAAACACCAACACAGTAACTCTCCCGTCTACTGTGGAAAGCATTAAGCGAGTATCACTAGGACAAACTTATCTGGAGTATCTTAGCTTCGACGATTTTGCAGATGATTATCGAGTCATATCAGCAGGCAATCCTGCTGTGTTTACAGTTCGTCCCGACAATGTGCTTTTATTTAATGCCAAGCCTACTGAAAATAAAACCATTACCTACCACTATTATTCAAAGCCAGTATCTCTCACCGAAAACACTTCAATACCTGGTCTTCCCGATAGATATCACGCACTGATTGTTTATCAGGCTCTCAGGTCATACGCCCTGTTTGATGAGGCTCCTGAGCTAGAAAGAAAAGCCATTGGCTACTTTGAGGCAATGCTTGCAGATCTTCATAGAGATCAATTACCCGCGCTCAGCGCGCCTGCAACTTTGGCCTAGCGGAGTAGTTCATGCCTATAAACTTAGACTACTTTCCAGCAGTCGGCGGCCTTAACCAAGAAGCTCCACCTTTGGCTATGCAGCCTGGCGAGCTGGTTGATGTTGCGAATTACGAATGCCTTCCCAATGGCGGCTATCGAAGAATCTTTGGTTACACATTATTCGATGGGCAATCCACTCCCTCACAAGTAGTCCCGGGAACGGGAGCTGTTGTTGGTGTTCATATTTATAAGGGCAACGTCTACGCATTGAGAGAAGACGGCACAAACGCCCGTATGTACAAAGCCACAAGCACTGGCTGGGTTCAGATAAACAGTGCTAAGACTTGGAGTACTGGCGGTAAATTCCGGTTTTGTAATTACAATTTCCAAGGGCAAGACGCGCAAGAGAAAATGTTTATTGTTAATGGTGTTGATAAAGCCACGCAATTCGATGGCACAACATTTACGACTATAACTACTGGTGCAGGCACAGATAACCCTGGGTTAGTTATTGGATACAGATACCATCTTTTTCTTGCTGTCGAATCTTCCTTAGTCGGCTCTTCAATTGGCGACCCACTCTCATATCTAGCAAACACTGGCGCTGTTGAAATAGCGGTGGGCGATACCATCACTAATCTTCAAGAACACGCTAGTGCGCTTATCGTAGGATGCCAAGACTCTACCAAGACCCTCTACGGATCTTCCTCTGCTGATTGGCAGGTTGATGAATTAAACAAAGCTGGCTCTTACGCAAACACCCTTGAGTCGATTGGTGGACAGGTTCTAGGCCTTGATAGGCAGGGATTAATGAGTCTCTCAGCCGCTCAGCAGTTTGGTAACTTTGCTTACGCTTCTTTATCGCAAAAAGTGACTACCCTGGTTAAAGGTTTTACATCCAATCCTCTTAGCGTAATTAATCGAACATCGAATCAGTATCGGTTATTTAACGAAAAGGATGGACTCTATTTTACCTTTGCTGGGCCAGAGCTGGTCGGCGTTACTAAAACAGAATTCCCTGACAAGGTGAAGTGCATTGCTTCCTCTATCGACGAACAAACCCAAGAGATTTCTATATTCGGATCTGACAATGGGAAAGTGTTCAAGATGGACACTGGTTATCGATTTAATGGCGTAAACATCTACGCCTACCTCCTCACTAATTTCACGGCCTATTCAGGATCGACAGTAAACAAGCGGTTTAGACTGGTTCAACCTGACATAAGAGTTGAGGGAGAGGTTCCAATTCAGATCGCTGTTCGTGCAACAACAAACTATGGCCTGGGTGATTCTTCTCGAGGCGTTTCTTTAGATCTATACCCAGGGCCAGGCTCCTTATATGACGTTCAATTCTGGGATGAGTTTAGGTGGGATACCACTTACTCAAATGATGCAAAAGTAAGGGTTTCTGTAACAGGTGTGAACATGGGCGTCTACATTGCAACAGCAGGCTCTGAGAACGCAGTACATACCGTACACGGAGTGACCCTCCATTATTCCCCACGGAGGCTTAAACGATGAGCAATAATTACGTCCCAGATGAAAGCGACTTACTACCAGGTGAGCTTGCCAGGTCGGCAGACATTAATCTTCGCTACAGTAATGTTGTTGCTGGATTTGATCTTTTGCCAACTCCTCTCGGTTCAGGACAGACAGGTTTTTCGGCTGCCTTAAACGTCGGAACTCCAACAGCAAATACTCATGCCGTCACAAAGCTATTCGCTGAGACAACAATTGTCACCGCAGCTGAGGCCGCTGCGCTTGTGTATATTCAACCTACTCTTGCCGCACACCTGGCAGCAACTACTGTTCTGCGTGACGAAGCTGCGGCGTCGGCAACTGCTTCAGCAAACTCGGCGACTGCATCACAGACATCTAGGCTTGCTTCAGAAACCGCAGAGACTAACGCAGAGACAGCTGAGACTAACGCGGAAACAGCCGAGGCGAGTTCAATTGTCGCAAAAAACGCGAGTCAAACCAGCGCATCGGCAAGCGCCGCTTCTGCCGCAGCGAGTGCCACATCAGCAACCGAAGCTTTGGCTAGCAAGAACGCAGCGGCGACTAGCGCCACCGATAGCGCGGCCAGTGCGGTAACCAGTAATACGGCTAAAACATCGGCCCTTGCCGCCCAGGCTGCCGCTGAGACTGCGGAAACTAATGCCGAGGCCGCTGAGGCAAATGTTGTCGCCTCGGCTACTGCCGCTGCCGCCTCAGCCGCATCGGCTCTGACTTCTAAAAACTCAGCTACAGCAAGCGCCACTTCAGCCACTTCAAGTGCGTCATCTGCGTCTGGATCTTCAGGAACCGCAACCACAAAAGCAAGTGAGTCAGCGGCTAGTGCTAGCGCGGCTTTGGCTTCGCAAAATTCAGCAAGTGGATCGGCAACAACTGCAACGAATCAAGCCGCTATTGCAACCACAAAAGCTGGGGAGTCTTCTTCATCAGCCGCAGCCGCATCTACTTCAGAAACTAACGCCTCTACATCGGCAAGCAACGCTGCAACATCAGAGACTAACGCAGGTAACTCAGAGACAGCAGCAGCTAACTCAGCCACTGCGGCAGCGGCTTCTTTTGACCAGTTCGATGACATTTATCTCGGCGCAAAGTCTTCTGCTCCGACTGTAGACAATGACGGCAATGCTTTAGCAACAGGTGCTTTATATTTCAACACTGTCTCTAACACGATGTTTGTCTACTCAGGTTCTTCATGGGCAGCAGCAGGTAGTGCAGTAAACGGCACAGCAGAGCGTCAAGAGTATGTCGCTACGTCAGGTCAAACCAACTTCTCAGCCACTTACGATGTGGGCTTTGTTGATGTCTACC